GTCAGAGAGAATAAGTATATACTAAGAGTTAGTACCTTCAGTAATAGTTGCTGTTGCAGTACCGATAGTCCAAGTAGCACCATTGTCTGTGTAATTCAAGAAATTAGCAGGCATCTTTTCCATTGCTGTCAATGTTAAAGTATATCCTGATAAGTCTCCCATAGCAGAACCTGTTACTACAGTACCACCTGTTACATCAGCTCCAAATTCACGTCCTACTAAGAATACGTTTCCGTTGTAGTCTTCTACGAATACGTGAGGTCTTCCGTAAGCCATTAATTTGATTTCTTTGTTATCTTCTTTTGTTAGTTTATGTAACGTTAAAGAAAGAACTTGCTCAAAGAAAGTTGTTCCATTTTCTCTCGAAGAGTTAATGTTTTGAGTAAGGTTAGAATTGCCTTTTACTTCGTATTTGTAAATATCGAAAGCTGTATCAGAGAAATCATCAACTTCATCAGTTGTTCCATCTACTGTAGCGTCTCCATATGCTCCAAAGTTAGCAAAGTAAACAGCAGTAATTCCACCAACAACGTCTTTACAAGGTTCTTTACGTCCGATGTTAATATCACAAGCCATTTTATATTGTTTTATTAGTTAATTAATCAGTTATTGGAAGGGAGTCCTTAAAACTCCCTTCTTAAATAACCATATATTAAGAGTATAATACGATGTCAGATCCGATTCCGTATTGTACACCTGAAGTAAAACGCATTACTACGTTCACGTTTTGAGATCCGTCAATCTCAGCTTGGTCAATCAAACGTACTTCGTTGTGGTCAGCTAAAAGACCTGTACCGAAGAACAAGTTAGACTTCTCAGCAGCCATTGCTTTGTTGTCAGCAAGACCGTTAGCTACGAATAATTTAACTCCATCAAAAGATAAAGATCCGTTATTCCACCATTGAGTACCTTGTGCGTTAACACCATTAGCTCCTAATCCTGAAGCACCAAATCCACCTAAAGCACGAACATAAGCTCTTGCGATGTTTTGAGAAACATAGATGTATAAGTCTTCTTTACCATAAACAGCAGAAGGAATAGCATCAACGATTTTTCCTAACTCGTCAATAACGTTAGAAGCAGTAACAGTAGTACCTACTACGTCTACTACGTCAGCATCAGCAGTAGCTAAAGTTACAAGACCGTCAAATTCACCTGCTGTAGCGTTTGTACCACTCCAAATAGTTTGTTCAGTTTTTTGAGCTACTTTAGCAGCTACGTGAGCGATTAAAAAGTCTTGGAATGAAGGAGGTAAGTTATCAAAAGCAGAATATCCCATTTCGATAGCTTCCCAATCAGATCTAAAGTCTTTCTTACAAAGTTGTAAGTTTACTTGAAATTCCTCAGGTTGAAGGATTCTTTCAGTTAAAGTTAAAGTAGAAGTAGCTGAAAAATCACAAGTAGCATCTTTTACGATGTCATCTGTTGCTAATTTTTTCATTACCTCTTTGTACTTTACATTCGGTTTTACAGTGATTCCACCATTTTCGATAGTAGAAGCAGACAAAAGAGCAGCAGCGATATATTTACCTGCAAACTCTCCTGCATAAGTAGTTGTAATTGAAGTAGTTGTTGCCATTTTTTAATTTATTTGAATAATTTATTGAATACAGAATCAGTTGTTGTCTTAGCTCCTCTTTGAGCATAAAGACTTAAAGGTCTCTCATCTACCTTAGCTTCAGGAGAATGAGTAATAGGTTCAGCAGAAACTTCAGCCTCTTGTACGTTAGAAGGAGCTTCTTCAGCTTGCTCTTGTGGAGCAGCCTCAGCTTGTGGCTGTTCAACAGCAGGTTCAGATACTTCCTCAGCACTTAATTCAGTAGGAACTTCCATTTCTTCTTTACCATTGTCCATAGAAGCAATTATAGCTTCATACATAGCTTTCATTTCAGCTAATGCTTTCGCTAATTCTTCTTTTGTAGCATATTTGTCTTCGCCTTCAGCTTTGTCTTCCATAGCATCTTCAGGAGAAGCTTCGTCTTCTTGCATTGGCTGTTCTGCCAATTCTTCTTTT